TACCGCGGACGGCGACGACTGCCCCGACAGCAAACCCGCCATGAACACCGACTCTGCCGACGTGCAGGAGTTGGTGCGTGAGCGCGTCGAGCTGATTCGTCTGGGTGATCGCCTCAATCTGGACGGCATGGATAGTCTGCCCGTCAAGGCGGCCAAGGCGGCTATCGTCAACAAGGTTATCCCCGGTATGAACCTGAAAGGCCGCGGCGATGCCTATCTGGATGCTGCCTACGACATCGCCAAGAGCAAGGCCACCGCGCGTCGCACTGTCAACGATCAGCGGGCGCAGGTGTTCAACGCTGACTCTGCCAACAGTGCCGTCGGCGGTGCGGGTATCAGCCCCAACGATGCCCGCGCAAAGATGATCGCAAAGTACAAGCAGGAAAAGGAGGACTAAACCATGAACATGGCTGTTCAGATGAATTACAGCGAGCCGAAAGCGGGTATGCCCGGTGGTCTCGTTGATCGTTCCAACTATTCCGCTGTCACCCGCCGCAACGGCGCTGACACGGGCAAGATGCTGTTTGGTCTGGGCGTTGTGCAGGGTGAGGAACCCGGTACTGACATTGCCCTGCCCGCCACTGGCGCAACCGCTGCCAAGTTCGAGGGCGTGACCATGTACAGCGCCAACGTCGAGATGGACGACGAGGGCAAGGTCAAGCTGCCCAAGGGCGGCGTTCTGGATGTTTTGCAGGCTGGCAAGGTCTATGTGCAGGTTGCGGATGATGCCGACCCTGCCTACGGCAAGGCCGTTTACCTGATTATCAGCGGTGACGATGCGGGCAAGTTTACCGCTGTCACCTCTGCCACCGCCGTGGCGGTCAAGGCAAAGTTCCTCGGCGCTGCCGACGACGGCCTCGCCCCGGCCCAGTTCTACGATATGCCTCAGGCGTAAAGGAGGGTAAAAACAATGTCCAAGTTCAATCCCAACAACCGCAACAACCCCTACGATCAGGCTGACCGCGTTGCGCTGGAGCATAAGTGCGGCGACCTGATCTCTAAGGCGTTCGCAACTTCCATCCCCGGGCTGCGTCTGGATGCCGCCGAAAACCCCGGCATCTTCTTTGCCCAGCAGTTGGCCCACATCAAGACCAAGGCCTACGACAAGCTGTACCCGGAGCTGAACGGCCTGAAACTGTTCCCCATGACCAGCGAAGCGGACGAGGGCGCTGCCTACATCGAGTATTACAGCTACGAGCAGTCCGGCATCGCTGACATCATTGCCAACTACGCCGACGACCTGCCCCGCGTGGATGTCAAGGGTACGCCCCATCGTGCTGAGATCGTCAACATCGGCGACAGCTACGGCTACAATGTGCAGGAGCTGCGTGCTGCCCGCCGTCATGCTCTGATCGGCATCGGCAAGCCTCTGGACGCTGCCCGCGCCGAGGCCGCCCGCCGCGCCTACGATGTGCGCGTAAACCACCTGATCTGGAACGGCGACAAGAAATCCCACATCATGGGCGTTCTGTCCAGCGAGAACAACATCCCGCTGTACACCCTCACCAACGGCGCGTCCGGCAAGGCCGACTGGCTCAACAAGACCGCCGACGAGATCGCCACTGACATGGCTGGGATCCTTAACTTCATCGACACCTCTACCAAGAGCATCGAGCATCCCGATAGCTGGGTCATGCCCAGCGACCTGTTTACCTCCCTCAATCTGAAGCGCATCGAGGGCACCGATCAGAGCGTCCTTTCCTACATCAAGGAGCATACGCCCCAGATCAAAAACTGGGAGACTGCCACCGAGCTGTCCAAGAACAACAAGGACTACAACAGCACGGGCAAGAACATCGGTCTGCTGTACACCAAGGATGCGGAGAAGATGGCCCACGAGGCCCCCATGCCGTTCATGCAGCATGCACCGCAGGAACGCAACCTCGAGGTTGTGATCAACTGCGAGGGCCGCGATGCTGGTATGCAGATTATCTACCCGTTCTCTGCTTGCCTCGTCTACGGCCTGTAAGATCAAGGAGGAAACCGACATGAAAATCAAAAACATCAGCATCAAGCCGATTGCTTTCGGTGATTACACTCTGCTGCCCAATGTTGAGGCGGTTGTCGATGATGATTTCGCACCCACCGTCGAAACCTACGCCTCTTTGGGCTATGTCTCCGTGGTCAAGGAAAAGGCCACCAAGGCCGCCAAGACCAAAGAGGATAAGGCGCAGCCTGCCGAGCCTGTGGAGGGCTGATCTATGGCGGGCGAACAGCAGGACGCGATCTCCATTGTGCGAAAGATCGGCACGGAGTTTGCGGATGTAAAGGATGAAGAATTGAAGCAGTGGCAGGAGATTTGCGCTCCTGCCATTTCTGCTGCAAAATTCGGCAAAGAGTACAATCTTGCACTGGCCCTGCTGATATGCCACAGCATGAAACTTGCCGGACTCGGCAACACATCGCTCGGCAGCATTGCCGACACTGCCCGCTTCGCCAGCGTGTCGGAGGGCAGCACGAGCATTTCGTTTGCCTCCACCACCGCGGACGCGGGCGCGGATTCCGAGTACCGCCTGACCAGCTACGGTTTGCAGTTCTTGACGGTCAGGAGCCGTCATTGCATCTCTATCAATATTCGCAGATAAGGGGTGCATCATGGGCGAAAAACTGACGTTCGATCTGCAACTTAATGCCGCAGGGCAGCAGTTCATGCAGCAGCTCGACGAGCTGTGCCGCCTGTCCGTTCGCGTCGGTTTCCAAGCTGGCGATACAGAAGAAGATGGAACGCCGCTGACAAATATTGCCTACTGGAACGAACACGGAACCATGAATAAAGACGGGTCGGTACATTCTCCGGCCCGTCCATTCATGCACGATTCGGTTCAGAACAATATGGAGAAAATCAGTGATATGTGTGCCTCTGCTGCAAAGCAGGTCGGCACGGGTAAGGGGAGCGCCCAACAGGCACTAGAGGGTATCGGCGTGAAGATGGTCGCGCTGGTGCAGAAAGGAATCCGCAATGGAGATTTTGCCGCCAACGCACCCTCCACAATTCGGGCCAAAGGCTCGTCTAAACCGCTGATTGACTCCGGGCGTATGCGCCAGTCGGTTACGTTCGTTATCAAGGAGGCCGACAAAGAATGAACATTTTTAAGCAGCCCTATACGCTGCGCCGCTATAAGTCCCAGCAATGGGTAAAAGGGTATGCCCGCAGCGAGTACGAGGACAGCACTTTCATGCTGGATGTGCAGCCCGCGGGCGATTCCGTGGAGGTCAACACCGAGGGCCGCCGCGTGGCCCGCCGCCTGACCGTTTATTCTGATTTTCCCATCAAGACGGAAGATCAGGAGAAAGGAACCAAGGCAGACCGCATCCTTGTTGATGGAACGTGGTACACCTGCACCTCCTGCGCCAAGTGGCGAAATACCATTCTTGCCCACTACGAGTGCAGCTTTGCAGCGGTTCCCGAAACCGAAACGCCGAGGTGATCGCATGACCTCTCTTGAATGTCAGAGTGCGGTCTATGATCTGGCCGCGGAGTTTTTCAGCAGAGCCAACATCAATGTGGCCCGCCAGAACGCCGCCAGACCGCCCCTGCCGTTCGTTACACTCAACTTTGGTATAGTTTCTAGGGTGGACGGAATAAGCGCCGTAAAGGCCGTCGTTGACGGCGTAGAGCGGCGTTCTTTTTCTGTACAGCAGAATTGTACCATCGAGCTGGTAACGAAGGGCGAAGCGCCGGACGAAAACACACAGCCCGTCGATACCTCTGTTGAGGATTTGCAGCAATTCTCGCTGTTCCTTAGCAGTGAGTACGCCGGGTACTTCATGCAGCGCCACAATATGGACATCCGTCCGAGCGGCGACTGCATCCCGATCTATAACCTAAGCAACGACGTTTCTGTACCGTTCAGAGCGTCGCTTGATGTCTCGATCACCTATCAGCAGACTGTGGAGGACATGGCTCTGCTGCGCACCCCCGGCAAGCAATATGCGCAGCGCGGCAGCTCCGGCTCCGCTGATCTCGCCGCTATGCAGGCGGGCTATATGAGCGAGGCAGAAATCAACTATAAGGAGTGATAAGTTTGAACATCGAGAATGTTGTTGACGTACAGATCAGCGTTTCTCAGGTGGTCGCCTCCGCGACCCGGTTCGGCCACATGCTTATTGTGTGTCCGTACCCCAAAACTCCCGGCTCCGCTACCGTTCCGGCGGTTACGGCCTACTCCGTCGCCTCCATTACCGAGGAAATCAAGACCGCTGGTTTTGGTGAGTCTGACCCGGTGTACAATGCCGTGCAGATGCTGCTCAAGGCGAAGCGGCTTTCCGACATTGTGTACATTGCCGTTCGGCAGAACACCACGGATTCCGTCGAGGACATCGCGCTCACTATGCAGCGCGCTTTCGACTACACATCCGATTTCTGGGCAATCTGCCCGGTGGGCCTCACCGCACCCGACGTGCAGAAGATTTCCGAGATCGTCGAAACCCAGAAAACCAACGGCTCCGGCTTTGCGCTGATCGCTGGCACGACCAGCGTTTCCGACCTGCCCATTACCGGGCAGCCCACCCGCAGCCATGCCATGCACCAGACGCAGGAAAGCGACTGCGCCAACATCGGCCTTGCTGCCGCCTGTCTGCCCTACGCCCCCGGCGAGGAGACGTGGCAGTTTAAGTCTATTCCGGGCCTTGCGGAGCAGCGTCTCACCAGCAGCGAGATCAGCGCGATGGAAGAAAACAACACGGGCTACTACGCCGCGCTGTTTGGCAATGAGTGTTCGATGGGTGGCCGCATGTGCGACGGCGAGTACATCGACACCGTGCGCTTCAAGGATTGGCTGGTCGAGAACATCGCCCGCAAGATCGTGGCGCTGTTCGTTGCAAATGCCAAGGTTCCCTACACGGACGACGGCATCGCGCAGGTTCAGGCCCAGATCATCAAGGCTTTGGAGGAGGGCCGCGAGGCTGGCGGCATTGCCGACGACGAAATCCAGAGTGACGGCTCCACCCTGCGCGGCTATACCGTCACCGTTCCCAAGGCATCCGACCTCACCTCCGAACAGCGCCAGAAGCGTGTTTTGGAGGGTATCACCTTTACTGCACGGCTTTCGGGTGCAATCCACAAGACCGTCATTCGCGGCTCTCTGACCGCGTAAGGAGGTATGAATTATGCAGGAACCTAAAACCTACCGCTCCGATAATGTAAAGCTCGTTCTGGGCGGTACGCACATTGCCAGCGGTATGGCCAAAGACTCTTTTATCAAGATTACTCCCAACGGCGGCGACACAAGCTATGTGGCCGGGGCCTATGGCGAGATCGTGCGAACCATCGACCCCACCAAGATGTTTAATGTCACCATCCAGACCCTCTACGGCAGCGCCACGGATAGCTGGCTCATGCAGCGCTACAAGCGCGACAGAAAGAACGGCGACGGCATGTTCCCGATGATGGTCAAGGACTTGGGCAACGACCCGTTGTTCAACGGCCAGTATTGCAGCGTCGCCAACTACGCCGAGCGCGAGTACAGCTCTACTGCTTCTACCCACACATGGAACATCCTTGTGGGCTACGGCGAGTTCGAGGACGAATAAGGAGGTTTCCACATGGAGGTAAAAAAACAGCTCACGGCATCCAGTTATGTGATCTCTGGCATCACATACAAGATCACGCCGTTTGCAGCTATGAACGCAGTTGCGGTCATGGGTACGCTCACCGCGCTGCTTGTGCCTGTGTTGCAGATCGCTGTACCTGCCGTAAAGGGTGTAATGGATAAAAAAGGCACCCTTGATGTTGATGCGGTAGAGAAGAACATCACCCTTGATAATCTGGGCGACGCTATCCGCGGCCTGTCCGGCGATCAGATGGTGCGCCTGTTCAATGATCTGCTGCTCAAATACAGCAACGTCATTTTTCTGGATAAGGAAAAGGGCAACGAGCTGACCCAGCTCGACATTGACACGTTCAATGAGATTTTCTGCCAGAATCTCGGCGCTGCTGTCAACCTTTGCATCAAGGTTATCAGCCTCAACTACTCCAATTTTTTCGATGGGTTCGGCATCCAATTTGGCGATCTTATGCAAGCGGTCAAGGCGAAAACTCGTTCTCCCGTTATGGCCAGCTTGACGTAAGCTCGTTTGATTCCGATGTCGAAATGAGAATGTACACCCTCATTATGGCAGAAAAAGCCTCTATGTGGGAGCTAAAAAACTGCTATACGCTGGACGAGGCGCTTAAACTCTATGCCCTTTATGATATGGGGCAGGATATTCAGCGCCAACGTGCAGACGAAAGGAGGGAGCAGTAAGTGGCTGGTGGCGCAGCACAAAGTATCACGATTGCCGATCTTTCCAACGTGATACATTTCGTCATTGACGCGGCCTCTAAGGCATCCGCTGAATCCCAGATGAAGAAGATGCAGCAGGAGGCCAGCAAAAACAATCAGGTTCCCATCAAGCCGCAGGTGGATTCCGATGCCGCCGATAAGGCTCTCATAACGCTGCAATCCCTGAAATCAAAAGCCACGGCCCTGCTGGGCTTCATCGGCATTTCGGTGGGCTTTGCGCAGTTCCGAGAGCTGACAGAGGAGTTCAACGGCATCAACGACTCCATCAATTATGCCACCCAAGGGCTGGACAATCAAAAGGAAATCCAGCAGGAGATATTACAGGCCGCAAACGACTGCAAGGCAACCTATGGAGACCTTGCAGCCTATACGGTCAAACTTAAACAGCAGAACGAAGATTTATTCCCCATAGATCAGGCCGCACAGTTTGCAAAGCTGGTAAACCAAGTGGAGCAGAATGCTGGCAACGGAGATGCTGTTGGTACGGTTCAGACGTTGCTTAGTACGGTTTTTGCAACTGGGGAAATGTCGGAAACCACCCTCAACCGCCTTACGAAAAAATTCCCAGAGGTGGTCAATGTCATTTCCGACGGCATGGGCGTTACCCGCGAGGAATTTACCAAACTTGCATCTGCGGGCAAGGTTACGGCGGAGGATGTCAAAAACGCCTACTTTGCTGCCGCCGACAACATCCAGAAAACCTACGACGGGTTGGATTACTCCATCTCCGACGGCCTCACCAACATACGAAACCGCCTCGGCTATAAGCTGGACGAACTCAATGTTAAATTCGGCATCACCCAGACCATAGCGCAGACGATGGTAAAGGTGTTCGGTGTGATCGAAAAGGGAATAACCGTCGTTGAGAATGTCGGTGAGAAACTGGCCGATGCTGTCGGCGGCACGGAGAACCTGTTCCGGCTGGTCGCACTGGCCGTCGCCGCGATCTTCACCGCATGGCAGGGCGACAAGATCATCAAGGGAATACAGACCATCTCCGCGCTGCTTACCCCGGCCCGCCTCAAAATGATGGGCATAGCCGCCGCAATTCTGGCGGTATTCCTGCTGGTTGAAGATTTCGTTGCGTTCTTGCAGGGCAAGGATTCCGTTATAGGAGAATTGCTCAAAGGTGCGGGCGTTGATGTAGACGAGGCCCGCGAGAAGATCATAGGCTTCTTCAACGGGGCCAAGGAGGTTGCGGGCCGTGTGCTGACCGCAATCGGTGATTTCTGGGCAAAGCACAAAGACAAAATCTTTGCGGTTCTGCAAGGCGCGTGGTCGCTTGTGCAGGTTGTATTCAACCTGATCTACACATTTATCCGCGGCGTGATCGACAAGATCGGCGCATTCTGGGATGAACACGGCGACGATGTGATGTCCATTTTGAGCGCGATAGGCTCGTTTGTGCAGACTGTTTTCGGGGGAATCCAGCAGATCATCTCCGCTGTGGTTGCCAATATTTCGCAGTGGTGGAATACCTACGGCGACGACGTTCTCTCTATGCTTGCATCACTGGAACAGGCATTCAGCGATATTGGCGATCTCATTATGGACGTGTTCGGCGGCGCGATAGCGTATGTGGCCGATCTTGTCAACGGCGATTTCTCGGCGGCGTTCGACGATCTAAAGCAGCTTGCCTCGGATGTGCTGAACGATGTCAATCAGTTCTTCAAGGATGCGTTCGGCATCGACATTCTGGGTGCAATCGCTGATTTCGTCGATGGAGCAGAGAAGCTGCTGGACAAGTTCTTCGGCTGGGTATCGCAGAATTTCCCCAACCTTAGCGGTCTTATCAGCGGCGCGGTGCAGGGGGTACAGAATTTCCTCGGCGGTGGTGACTCCAACACAAACGGAGCGGTTTCTGC